GGCAGAGAATTACTGTGCTTTATTATAAACTTGTCATAATCCTCCAGCCTTGAATTAAATACCGCCATATGCTTGTTGTAGGTGTCAAAATCCCTTTGGTTAAAGCATATCTTTGCATTGATAAAGTCATAGTACATTGTGTCAAAGGGTGCAGAGCAGACAGGCTTGTCGGTTATAACTCTTTTTATGTCCCCGATGCAGTCGCCCTGAACTGGCAGTTCGGTATCAAGAGTGATTTCAACAGTTTTGTCGTCATTTGTTTTAGTGTCCCCTATGGTTGCACAGATAACTTCTCCGTCAATTCCGATTTCCACAATATCGCCAACCTCAAAAGGTGCTTGCGGCAAGGTAAGCACTAAGTCGTTTATACTCATCTGTACTCCCACAAGCTCAATGTTTCTTATGTTTTTGTACTTTGGGTGGCACAAGAGCTTAATGTTTCCGCTTGCTCCCTGACCTTTTATGCAAATGCCGTTATCACTCTGGACAAAATAAATCTGATGCTTTGCAAGGTCGCTTTTCTTAATCATTCTGCCTCCCACAATAACACGCTCTATGTCCAAAACAGTAAGACCGTCAGGGAGAGTGTACTCTCCGTTTGTTGCTTTTGCACTCACCATTTCAAAAGTAGAATAATGCTCTCTTGTAAGCAATGCTCCCAGCTCGTCGCACCACATAAGCTTTTCCTCAAGGCTGTATTCGTTTGGAAACATGGTGTCACAGGTTTTTATCAAATCAATTATGTTCATATCTTTCTCCTTTCCTTATACTCCCGTCCGCCGTCGACATTTTTCAGTTCAATATCATAGAGTATTGTGTTGCCGTTGCCAACGAGCCTGATTTTGTGGCTTTTTGTGTTGTGCCATCTTAGAGGAATGCTATAAATATGCAGCTTTCCTGTACCCTCGCAGCTTTGATGCTCACAGAACTTTTCGCCGTCGCAGGAGGAATATATTCTTATTGTCTTACCCTTATCTATTTTTGCTCTTATCCAAAGATAGTTCGGGTGTGAATTTGAGCAATCCTCCTGGAAAAACTCGCAGCTTTCCAGCTCCCAAGCTGAGCTATCTTCTGCAAAAAAAGAGAGAATGGAGTTGTCACCTCCGGCATAGAGCTTGCCATGGTCATCAAAGAAGCCTGCAATTTCTCCCGAAGTTGACATACTGTGCCAAAGCTGGTATCTTGCATCAAACACAAAAAGCTCGCCCGTTCCCTCGCTGCTTGTGGCATAAACATAGTATTTGTTGTTCTTGCCAATTCCGACAGCGCTGACAAAGTCCGCAGCAAGCTTTTTGGAAATATTCTCAAACCCAACTCCGTCAAAACGATAAAAACCGTCTTTGGAGAGAAAATACAGATAGCCTCCGACCTGAGCACAGCTCCTGATGTCAATACAGCCTATACCATCTACATTTCTTGCAATAGAGAAATTTGAGGGAACTGTTCCGCTGATTATATGCAGGCAGTTTTCCTTAAACGCAATCACATAATTTCTGTATGAAACTATTCCAGTAAAACCACCGCCGGAACCAATACCCACATAATAACTATCGGTAGCAACTCCATTGAAGCTGTTGAAGTTTTTGAAATCTCCCAGCTTGGAAGCATAGATATATTCACCATTGGGATTTACTCCCCAAAGTCTGTTGTTGTGAACGCAAACGCTGTTCATAACAGGCAATGCCTTGCGGAAAACCGGTCCGTAGTGGAGGCGGTCTGTAATTCTTTGGTTAGAGTTGTACGAGAAGTCTATGTACCCTTTTGCAGCAACTCTTTCTCCATGCACGTTGTATGCAGCATAATCAAGATAGCTGGCACTTTTGTTAAGATTGACAGCTGTTACTATGCAGCTGACCTCATCTGTGGAGTCGGCGGCACTGTATCGGCTTTCCCTTATGAGAGTATTGCGGGCATATTGATACTCAGTTATTCCTGAAGAATTATTGTACTGTGACTTCAGATTGCAAAGCACAATAGAATCTCCCACCTTAAAAGAATTTAATAATGCCTCGCTGTCGGCATATATTCTGTAAGAGTGATCTTCGTATTTTGATATTGCCGCGGGCAACGATTTTAAACCATATGGTATCGGGGTTATAAAATAAGCACAGTCCACCCTTATAACGTGTCCGGCGCTGGTTCTTTCTTCATAAGGAGTGTGTTTTAGGTAGTTGTAGTAGAGCATACATCTGTCAGAAAAATTGTTGTAGCAGCATATTATTATGTTGCCGTTCATTTTTGTAAGCTCCACACGTCCTTTGGAAGGAATGTATGCGTCACAGTAGAAGGGGATTTTTTCGCCCTTGTAGTAGAAGCTTGTTCCTGCAACTCCCGTAAAAGTTTGGTCAAAGCCGTCCTCGGGGCAGAGAACGGCTCTTATGTTGGTGATTTCGTTACCGTCAGAATCGGTCAGCTTTATAGTCTTGGGGGCTTTTTGGGAGGCAAGGCAGGGGTACTCGTCAGCGGTGACATTCTGAGCTTTTACAAATTCCCCTTTTTCGCCCGCACAACGTCTGTTTATTCCTCTGAAAGAGGAAATAAGAGATGTATTTTTTTCTGCCATAGCTTTTGTGTCCCCCTATCAGCATTTACCTAAAAAGGTGTCAATGAATTTTGCCGCCGCAATATCTGCCTTGATGGTGTTGCGTTCGCTTTCCTCAATAATCATTGCCACCTTTCTTGGTACTTTTACGTGCTCGCCGTAGCGTATCTGATAGTTAACTCCGTTTAGTGTCACCACAAAGGCATTGCCTGCCTCGCCCTCCGGCTTTCTTACATATACGTCTACAAGCTCGTCGAAATATTTTTGTGTCCCTTTATTTTTCATAATAAAATCTCCTTTCATTCGAGGTCGGACAGGCTATATTAATCCTATTGCTCAGACATCTCGCAAGCTTGCTCCAAACTCGCAACAACGTATTAATATAGCCTATCCTCCCTCCTTTAAACTGTGTTATAAGAGCAGGAGGAGTGTATTTTTGCCGTAAGTGCCGAGTTTTAAATCGTAAGATTTATTGTCTGAGGCATAGACAAAAATACACTCCGACTGCTTATTTGGTAATATCTAAGTATTAATAGGTTGGAAATTTAAGCAGTTGCCAATGACTCAAGTCTTACCATATACATATCGGTAAGAATTCTGCACAAATGATATGCCTTCCAGCCCATTGTCGCTCTCTGATTCAATGGGTCTCCGCTTCCGGCAGAACCAAGACTCTTGGTGATGTTTTCAAGAGTACTCTTTATGTCAGTAACGCCGTATGCGTCAGCACCCAAAACAAGAGTTGAGTATACAGGCTTTGAAGAAGCTGCACCCTCGCCCGGATAAATCTTCATATCAACCTTGACAAGCGACTTTGAAAAATCCTCATCAACCACGATTGATGCACCAAAGTCCTCGCCGAACTTGCCTGCTTGTGCTGAAGCAACAGTATAAATTCTTCCGCCAATGTTAAGGCTTCTGCCAACAAGCTCATTTGCCTGCTCTTCTGTGATGGTTTCGTATACATAGATAGTGGAAGTGTCAGCATCAGCCTTGACAATTGAAAGCTCATTATAATCAGCCAATGCCTCACCTCTGAATACAGTAGCAAGCGGACTTTCTACAAATCTTACTCCATAAAGCTCGCCTACCTCGCCCTCAAAAAGCGGAGTTCTTGCCTGATACTGCTGAGCGTGAATCCACTTTTCGTCACTCATAAGGTCGTGAGCAATGTCAGGGTGTACAATAGCAACATACTTTCCGTCAATTCTCTTTGCCTTGTTGACTTTTAGAGTTCTGACAATTTCGCGGATAGTATCTATTGTTGCAACGTCGCCCTCGGCAAGCTCGCTTCTTGAGTTCTTGCCACCTGCATAGTACACGTTCAGACCTGTTGACAAGACGTCAGCAGTCAAAGAGTCAAGTGTTTCGCCGGCGTTGTTTGCAAGAGTTTCGTTAATTCTGAGCATTTCGGGTGACGGGTCAGGAGTGAAGAAGTCAAACTGGTCGGTTGTTGCAATGTACGCACCATACTGCTTCGGAATACCTGTCACACGCGAGATGTTCATTGATGTACCTTCAGGCGTAATACCTTCGGTAAGCGGAGTCTTTGCCAATGGCAATGGACTCATCTTGTCCCAGGCAACGATTTTGCCTTTACCCTTTTCGAGCTTTGCCTTCTGACCAAATTGGTGGTGAATAAGCTCTGTCTTTGATACGTTTATCAGCTGACGGTTAAGCACCGGCTGATACAGAGGTGCAAGCCCCTGTGAAGATGTTTTGTTTACGTTAAAAATTGTTTCGTTCATATTTTATTTCTCCTTTCAAATCTACCTTTTAGTTTTTGTAATATGATAGAATTTTTCGCAGATTGCTGCCTGACACAGCGAAGTCGTACATCGGTACTTCGAGCTGTGGAAGGTAGCGAGATGCGGAAAATAATGTCATATTTATCTGTTTTTCAATTTACGCAGATACCTTTCAAAATCCGCATCGCTCATGCCCTCAATATTAAGCTCAGGTGAGCCGTTGGCATTTGCAGTGCTCTGTCCGTTCTGAGATATAATGCGTCTTTGCGGCATAGACATTGCCATATTGTTGACTGCAAGATAAGCCAGCGGAATTGCCTCGCCTCTCATTATGCGGTCATAAAATTCTCGGTTTTCCATAGCCTTTTCAAAATCAAAGCCCGGAACGACCCCTCTCATTGCTTCAACGTCCTTTGCCCAGCCGTTTCTTATCTCCTGAACTCTTTTGTCAAAGTCCGCCTTCTTTTGCTGCTGTGCTCTGTATCGCATAGCATCGGCTCTCAGAGCCTCGATGTCCTCCTCCTGAGGAGCTTTTTTGTTTTTCATTTCTTCATTCATCTTTGTTTCTCCTTTCAATTTCTTTGTTTACATCAGGAACAATAATAATGCCCCTTTCGGCCTCGTTCTCTTCGCTGCCGTCAAGCCCCATATGCTTGCCAAGCCATTCAAGAGCCTTCATTCTGTCATAGAATGTTACCTTGCAATCTCCGCTTTTGGTGCTTGTGATGCTTGAGATAGCCGTTGTGTCTACTTTGTTGTCCTCTGCCTTGAGATTTACTTCGTTTTTGTAAGTTTCTTCTCCGTTTTCGTCAACAGACACCTTTCTTCCAAAATCGAGAAAATCATTCAGGTCTGCAAAGGCAATCTTGATGTACATTCCAATGATGTCGTCTGCATCTATCAGTTCGCGGTTGAACCGTGCAGTTTTAAGCTCGCGTATTTTTTCGCGGATATTTTCGTTACGCATCAGCTCGTCCGCTTTGTCAGAAGCATCCTTGTAATCACAGTCAAAAGCATACGCATATGCCTTTGACGCGTCAAAGCATCTGGAGTACATTTCGCAGAATTTTTTCTCTTTTTTGGTCAAAGACTTCCTATTTATATATACCACCCCCTTTCAAGGTAATTTTGAACTACCTTATGCGGTAGTCCTCGCCCAATTCCTCAAACAGCATTTCTTTAAGACACGCTGCACACAAATCCAAGTCCTCGTATCTGAAGCAGTCGTCCTCGTCAAGGTTTGCACCGCACTGTGAGCAGAGCCTGTGCTCTTCTTCAAAATTTCTGCCGAGGCGATCTCGCTCCATAACCTCAATTGCACGGGAGTCATCGCACGAAAACATATTTTCACCTCCTTTGTGAGTTTTTTACATTTGCCTTGATTATAGCTGTAAACCCTTGCTTTCTCAAAAAACTTTTGGCCAAACTTAATTTTTTTTCAAAACCCCTTGTTTTTTCTGTTTTTATATGATATAATCATTATGACAGAATGTGGTTATGTGCCATACTGTTGAGAAACGGTTTGTGCAGGACTTGCAAAAAAGATAACGTAAGATGTTATGTCACATATTTCTCTCACCAATGTAATTCACTGCAAATCATTATGTGATGTGCCCCCATTTTTTTGTGGACGTACTCCTGTAGGGGAGAATTGATATAAAAAATGCTTGCGTATTACATAGTGATTTTCTTTGTTTTATGTTGTAATATGTGATGTTGCCTCTTACGGGCACGGGAAGGTCTTTCTCCGGAGAATTTCCTGTGTTGAGGTTGAACGGTATTTCTCTCTGCCGTTCTTTGCAGTATCAGATACTCTCTCTTTGTCGATACTGACATTTTTGGCTGGTCGAAAGATCCCGACACGGAATATAGTCAAACGATGCTCTTTATAAAATAAGGAGTTCCGCTTATTCTATATAGCCTTTGCAAGTTCTGCACAAGCCGTTTGC